CACAATTTTGTATAATTTTAATTTGTTCCGGTGTCAATTTTTTCTTAGCTGGCATAATAATGTTTACAAATAATGAAATTGATTTTGTACTTGGTCATTTAAATTATCCAGTACTTTCCTGGTCAATCACTACAGTAACTGCCCGACTTAGCGAACTGTCTAACTTGAGTTTAAGTGCGGAAAATAGAGTGCGCGAAATTATTAACACGCTCAATACAATTCAAACCGAACGAAATAATTTGCGATTGCAAGTTGGAGTTCGTGAAGATGGTACGAGTTTGGCTGCAACTGCTGGCACTTCATATTTTCAAGGTGGAATTAGAAGTGACTTAAATGCTGAGTATAAATATTGGCAAAACCAACTTGCGATCGCAACTAGTTTGAATGTGTGGAATGATGTTGTTTGTAGTTGTGTTGTTAGGAGTTAGCTAGTTGTTGTTGCTGGTGTGCCGGGTATATTCCCCAAAAATTGCATTTTCTCCCTAGCAGGAGACTCCGACAAAATTTTGTGTTTTTGCAAGTACTAACTATTTTTCTTAGGGGAAACTTATGCAGCAATTACCAATAGCTGTTTTGCCAAAAAGTGAGGATTTTAAACCGAGTTATCATCCCGAATATTTTGCTAGCGTTGAAATTTGGAATTATTTATTTGACCTTTATCAGGGTAGCAAGTCGTGGTTAAACCTTACCAATCAAGGTTTTGAACCTACCACATCGACAGAACGGTACTTGCCAAAACACCCTGGTGAAACTCCAGAAAATTGGCGATCGCGAATTAATGCAACACACTTTGATGATTTGTTCGCTCAAGCTGTACGTCGATTTGTGGGAATGATTTTTCGTGGTGGATTGCAATTTACTGGTGAAGGTGACGACGAATTTATTACCGACATTAATAGTATAGATTTACTACAAGGTAATGCCGAAGCTTTAATATCTGGGTTAGCAATTGATGCAATGGTGTACGGGCATTGCTTTGTGATGGTAGATTATCCTGCGATCGCATTTGAAGATTACAGCGATTATTTAAACTCTGGCGCAGCGCCTTATTTTGTTAAATACCTTCCCCAACAATTGCTTGATTGGAGTGCTGATTTAATTGATGGGCAAATCAGACTTGTTTATGCACTCCTTGAATCTGTTGAAGATGGTGAAACTTATTATTATCAACACACTATTTTTAATTGGAAGAAATATCACAAAATAATTGTTGACGGGAAGCCTGTTTACACTTTGGTTTGCGGCAATAGAATTGACCGTGCATACATTCCGCTAGTACCTTTGTATGGTGGCTTGCCAATTGGGATATGTGAAAGTATTCCCCCGTTGCGTGCGATCGCAGATAAAAACCGTACTCTTTACCAGCTAACTAGTGACCATTACCGCAAAATGAGTTTGTGCTGTCATCCTGTGCCCGTATTGAAAGACTTGATGAGGGAACAGGGTGAACCATTAGAAATAGGACCGAATGCATTTGTAGAACTTCGCGACCCTAATGGTAGCTTTAACTGGGAAGAACCGCTAGCCCTTTCACTTGAACAATCACGCAAGGATTTACAGGATTTGCGTGAAAGTATTGCTAAAGATTCGGCAGACTTTTTAACCAACCCTGCTGATCGTCAATCAGCTAGTGCAACTAATTTGCTAACTCACCCAGTTGAGGCAAGTTTAGCCAACTTTATTAGGACATTTTCTAATGGGATAAATGATGCGATCGCAATTTATTATGAGATGGTAGATTTACAATCACCACCAAAAATTGTACTGGAGGCTAATGTATTTCCAGATGCAACAATGGATTCGCAAGCATTATTTGCTGTACAAACTGTTTTTGCTGCTGAGATTGTTAGTAAGGATGAGGCTAGAAAAATGATTAGAAGTTTAGGCTGGGATATATGAAGTATTTTTTGGATACTGAATTTATTGAAGATGGTAAAACAATTGATTTAATTAGCATTGCCTTGGTTGCTGAGGACGGTAGAGAAATTTACCTTTGCAATAGCGATTGTGATTTGAATAAAGCTTGATTTTCTTGGAAATCAGCCTGAAATATGGGCTTATTATGCCGATTATGATTGGGTTGTTTTTTGTCAGTTGTTCGGTAGGATGATAGATTTACCGAAGCATTATCCTAAATATTGTCAAGATATTAAGCAAGAAGCGGATAGACTGAATTTTCGATTTCCTTCTCAAATTCATGGCAAGCATAGCGCTTTGTATGATGCTAGATGGGTACGCGATTCCTATAATTTAATCAAGGATAAAATATGACTGAAGAATTACAACAGCCTGGATTAGATGCTCTTCGTAAAGAACGAGAACGGGCTGATGCTGCTGAGAAACAATTGAAGGAATTACAAGGTAAGGTTGGCAGTGCTGACGTATTAGCTAACGAGCTAAATACTACAAAATCATTACTTGCTGCCGAACAGAAAAAACGCGAATCTGACTTTGCAGAACTTCAAAAAACATTAGCTGAAAAAGAAAGTGCGATCGCATCTTTAAAAATTGAGCAAGCTTTTCATAAAGCAGTAGCAACAGCAAAATTGAATCCTGCTTATTCAGATTTATTATTAAAAGCTAATTCATCCGAGTTTGTAGTAACTGAATCTGGAATTGTTACTAAGGATGGTAAGAGTTTAGATGATTGGGCAATCAGTAAAAAAGCTGAAATGCCCCAACTATTTCTTCCCCCAGAAATACCCGGTAGTGGCACAATTCCCGGTAAAAATTCTACTTCCAAAAAAGGTGTAATTAGCCGAGATAATCCCGTGGAATTTATGGGTAACTTGGACGCGATCGCATCTGGGGAAATCGATACCGTATAAAAAAAATATTCTGTGCTATGTTGGATACGAAAAAATATTTAGGACTAAGTATTATGCCATTAGAAAAGTTTCTCGAACTGATGCTAATTATCAAGCAAAATCTTGATAAACGGGATGCAATTTCAGCAGAAAAAGATGCGCGAATCGACCAACTTTTACTGGAGAATGTATCGCTCCAGGAACAATTAGCTGAAGCTTTAAATAAATTGGCGGGGGCATTAGCAAATGATGCGGCTGACGCAGCTGCAATTAAAGCTGCGGAAGACGCTTCAAATACAGCCACTGACCAACTTTTAGAAGCGCGGAAACAACTTGAACAAACACAACTAGAATTCGCTCAAGCTGCCGAAAAAACTCGATTGGAAAACGATGCAATATTAAGTGCGATCGCAGAAGCTCAAGCGCAATTTGCTGTATGATTTAATTGCTAAATTTCATTGTCTGAATACCGACTTTCTTCCCCTTAACTGGGGATTTTTTATGACATAATGTAATATCTGCGCGATGCGGATTGGTGCGATGCCATGTAAATTTTAGTTCAAAATATGGCAAACATAATTAATCCGCTTTTGGTCGATCGAATTTATGCAATGGGCTTAAAAGCCCTGCGTAGAAAAACACAGTTATTGAGATATTGCACCCGATATGACCGAGAAATGGGTGCAAGTTTTCAAGGTGATACCGTTGTCATTCCTATTCCTGCGGTATTCGACGACTCGATGGTTGGTGATGTTGTCCCTAGCAACATCCCTCCTGTACCAAGTGATATTCGCCCCCAGTTTGGCAATGTGGTTCTTAGTAACTGGAAGAAAGTTAGTTACGCTTTGACTGACCGCGAGGTTAGTTTTCTCCAAACGGGCACATTTACCGACCAATTCGATGCGGCTGTGGATGCCCTTGCTCGAAATATTATTCGTAGTGTCTGGCAAAACTTTAAAAGTATTTATCAAGCGGTAGGAACTGCTGGCGTAACACCTTTTGCGACAAATATTAATACTATTGGGGATGCTCGACGGCTCCTTAATTTATCGGGTGTGCCGATGGACAAACGCGCAATGGTGCTAGGGTTTGATGCTGACGCTAACGCCATTAATCTGGCGATATTCCAGCAATATTTGCAATCTGGGACTACTGAAACTTTACGGGAAGCCGAAATTAAACGGGCATTGGGGTTTGACTGGGCGGTTGATGCTTATACGCCGACTTTCGTTGGCGGAACCTTAAGCAATGGGACAGCGAAAGTTGCACGGATGTTTGGTCCTCAAGTACCTGGTTCTAACGCTACTGATGTAGATTCGACTACCCTCGCCGGTACTCTTGTTAAGGGTGATATCTTTACTGTTGGCACTGACCCCCAACAATATGTAGTTACTAGTGATACATCTGCGTCAGGTAATGCGATCGCATTTAGTTATTTCCCTGCTAATACTAGGCTTTGGGTTGATGATGAGGTTGTCACTTTCCTCCCTGACCACGCGATCGCAGGATTAGCAATGCATCCACAAGCGATCGCATTTGCGAGTAAACCTCTTGATAATGTGATTTTTGAGGGTGGCAGTATGATTCGCCAATTCTCCGATGCGGTATCGGGATTGACAGTAAAACTTGAAATTTCTCGTCAGTATCAGCAGACAGTGGCGGAATTCAGCTGCCTCTGGGGAAGTAACATTTTGCGTCCTGAGTGCGCGGTGCGAATTCTAGGTTAGTATTGATACGTAGTTGAATCCTCACAATTCACCATTACACTTAATATCTTTACGGAAAAATTACGTTGTCCTGCGTAGTTCTACGGTGCGAATTGCCACCTTCTAACCTATAATTGGTTAGGAGGTTTTTTTATCATGAATCGTTACCCCTTGTGGGTTCAGCTAGTTATCTATTTTGCTATTTTACTTATTGAGATTTTTTCTATTCAAGTCATGATAATTATTGATGTGCAAATGGATACATCAAATTACCAAAAAAAAATCCCCAGTAACGGGGATTGATATATATTATTGGTGTATCTACAGTTTGTATTGCTGGGGGGTTAATTCCCCTTTTTCTCAAAATCTTTGATTGCGATCGCCCAAGTAATTCCTGTGATAAAAGCGACTATGCCGTGAGAAATGTTTTTTACTAGTTTGTAGTAGTTGTTGTGCAATTCATCTTTTGACGCAACATTTAACGATAGTAATTTTGGGGCTCCTGGAAGCGAGAGAACAAACAAGTTAAATCCATAATCCATTGCTTTTATTAAGCATGGATATCCTGACTTTGAATTCAAGAAATTTGCTACTTCTTCAACTATTTCTAGATGTAAATCGATTTCCAATTCTTGCATCCATTGGATTGCACCTTCTCTTTCTTCTTGTTCAATTACTCTGTCTGGGTTTTTAATTGCTGCTTCCAAAAGTTCTCTTGACATTTGCTTTATGTCGAGTTTTTTGAACATTTCTACAACGTCTATTTCTACGCTGTAGATTAATTCGTCTATTTTGTTGTCCGCTAAAAACGGATTTTCCTTTTTCATGTGATATCTAATTGTATTTTCTTTTTCCACTGGTGCACTAAAGGCAATTTGTCCAAATCGCCTTTGGATGAATCTTAACCTTTGTCCCCTTCCTTGTGATATTGCCTTTTGAATTGTTGTTTGATTGATGTATTTAGACTTTAATTCACACTCTTCCGCGACTCCGTGAAAGTGTGCGAATGAACTACTAACTATTGATTCTTTGACTAATATTATCTTTTTTGATTTTGGTGATAACCGAGCATGTTCAGCCCGATTATGTCCCTTAACCAAATACACCCCTTCATTACAAATTGGGCAAACTAAAATCAATTTTTCGCTTGATTTATAATCTGCATTTTTTGCATTGACAATCATCCCGCCATATAAAATTGATTTAGCCCATTCCATTATTTACGCCCCTTAATAAATTGAATTATTTCTGAAACTGACGCGCGATCGCAAACCATTTTTCTTACAGTTGGTGCAGTTTTAACCGGTACTTTGATACTTCTATTTTTCCACACTTCATCGATTTTAATTTCGTAGCAATACATCCAATTCCAATGATTCCAGATGTTGGGGTTTCGTGTTACTCCGAAGTCAATCTTGGGGTAGGTTTTAACTGTGCCATTTTTACTTTTCTTATTTTCTACGTATGGGCTAATACTTCCGCTTCTTCCCCTACTTGTTAAGCTCCGACCATAAATATTCAACTCTTCGGATTGCGAAGGCGGCTTGAGCGGGGCAGACACTTCTGGCGTACAAACTGATGCATTCTCTTCTAAGTTTGGTATGACTTCGCATTCCAATTGCTGGTAATTCTCCCCAATCAGAATTGCTTCGATCCAACCAGGTGGGAATTGCATCATCCATCTGCATACACTGGGGCTGAGTTGATATCCTTTCGGAATGTGCGATCGCAATTTCTGCTCTAATTTGTTCGTTCCAGGTGGTCGATTTTTGCCACTTGAAATATTTGTCAAGGTCGTTGGTGTAGGCAACGATAAATAACCGTGCCCGTTTTTGTGGACCACCGAGCGCATCGATGTGGATGATTTCTGGAGCATCCCAAGAATATCCTGCCACTCTGAGTCCCCCAAGTACTGTCCTGAGTCCGTTTCTAATAATTCCAATTGGATTTTCAATGATGATGAAGTCGGGTTTTCCTGCACGGATGCAGCGCAATGCCTCGTACCATAGTCCTGATTCTGCATGGTCCAGTCCTGTTCTGCTTCCGGCTCCGCTTGTTCCTGTGCAAGGAAATCCAATTGTATAGAGTCCTTTTTCCTGTTGCGGTTGGTACGATTTGATATCTTTGTGTATTGGGATTTTTGGGAATCTTGCTTTGAGTACTGCGATCGCATTTTTATTAATCTCCACGAATTGAGTAGTTTTAATTGGTGATTTGGCTGAAATAGCCAACTCAAATCCACCGATGCCGGAAAATAGGGAAGTATGGTTCATAGTGCAAAACTTTATTTTCTTAGGGGAAACTTTTAGCTATTTGATTCCACAAAATTTTTGAGGCTGATGTAAAAAATTGCATAAATATCCTGGACATTCTTTTTGGTTTCAATCCACCCAAGGAATTGTCTGATTGAGCGCGATCGCAATTCTTCAGAAGTTTCCCCTAAGAAAATTGCGGACGCTGTTAACTTCTCGTTTTGAATAATTTCTCCGTCTTGGTACACCAGTACTTTTACGCCTACTCTTCCTAGTTGGGTTTCAAAGTCCTGTAGTTCTCTGAATCCAATTTGTTTGGAAGCTAGTTTTTTATTTTCCAGAAACTCTTTTTTAGGTTCCTCAATTTTATTTTTTGGTTTGGCTTCTGGAGGAATCTTGTTAGTCTGAATAGTCTTAATAGTCTGAGGGGTTGAAAAATCCTTTGTTTGCAATGGTTCCAAGCCTTGATTTTCCGTTTTTTCGGAAAGTTGTTCGGTTTCGCGGAAAGTTTTCCGTTTTTCCGAACTGTTTTCCGTTTTTTCGGAAAGTTGTTCGGTTTCGCGGAAAGTTGTTCGCTTTTCCGAACTTGCTACCTCGGTCAAATTTCGGGCATTGAACCCTTTGTCTTGGAAATCAAAGAGTTCAGCTTCTTGTAGTTTTGCGATCGCTTTGTAGAAGGTGGTTTTTTTTACATCGCATTTCTCCATGATTACCAGGGTATCGGGTAATTCCTGGTATGAATCTGAGAATGGTACTTGGGTTATTAAAAAACTCCATACTCGCCATTCGGCTGCTGTGAGTTTTAGCGATCGCAATTTGGCGGCGACTTCTTCGGTTAACTTGTAAAATTTCATATCTATCCTTCGGACTATTTCGATAGGGGGATGACTACATCAGCATATCAAGCGGCTGTATAAAAGCGGTTTACCCTGCTGTATTTTTATTTACCCTCACGGGATAAATAAGGAGGGGGCAGTGAGCGCAGTGAACTTTGCCCCCGGACTGGTAAAAACCTAGAAACTAGGTGAGTGGGCAGGAGGCGTAGCCGACCATTGCCCGCGAAACCGGGTAAGACGCTGCGTTAACTTGCGGCTACTGGGGATATTGGTCGGAGCTGAAGTATCTCCAAAAACTTTTGTAAATTTTCGTCGGTTACTTCGGTACGGGATTTTCTCCCAAATTTTTCCAACAATATTGACTGTGCCTCGCTTGCAGCGATTTTCTTCCGCTTCATCACCGATTCGATTTCTGAATTAATCAAATTTCGGTCGTATGTTTTGGTCGCGGTCTGAAGATTTTGGGAATTAATTTGAGCGGGAATTTCGGGTATTTGTTTGATTTCCTTCCTCAAATCTGCTGCCATTTTTCGCTGTTGTTCTGCGATCGCATTGCTGTCGCTGGGTTCGATGGTTGAAATTTCCAGTAAACACATGGTGTTGTACCGTCTCCCGTAGCTGATAGCTGCCCCTAATTGTTTTGGGTCTGCAAATTCGCTTGGTAGTGGGTAATGACTTTCTACGAACTCACCACTACTGTGGCGAATACTGGTTATTAGAATTAATTGAGTGCCATTTTGTCGTATCTGGGAGATTAGTACTAATTGATTAGTACTAAGTATTGGTGTGATGGCTGCGGTAATTTCTTCCAATTCCGCGTAGGTAAAACTATATTTGCCTACGCTGACTGTGCGATTCGCCAGAATTTTGGGGAATTCCAACTTTGCAAGTGCGATCGCTTTATTGAGTTCTGGGGTGTTCATGTTTTTTTTGCGCTATGATTTTACTGCCTACCTTTGGTTTGATAGGCTCGCCGAGGGGAACTGATAGAATCCCCTCGCAATATTTTCTAAAATTCAATATCGTCGATATCAATGTCGATTAGTGCGGCTGCTTTCTCGCGCCTAATTTCGTAAATTGCTAAATAATCTTCGTAGTGTAGGCAATCTAGATACTTCCAAATAGCGAAAATATGTTTGTCCGGCACTTGACTTTGCATTCGTTCGTGAGTTTTTAAAAGCCAATTTGCCTTTGCATCTTGCTCGAATGCCTTGCTGATTCCGCTAAAAGCGTGGCATTGACAAGTAATTTTATCTGGGAGTAATTCTAATTGATAAAATTCCCCTGTACTTCCTTGGGCTATGAAGCTGTCCCATGAAGCAAGTTCAAGCTTGTATGGGTCTGCTTTGCGATCGCATTTGCCTATCAATATATTGATGAAAGTCAATTTGCTGACGAACCGGGACATTCCTTTGATTTTGATTGCCACACCCTTTTTAGTGATTTTTCCAGGGATGTGGACGTATACCATATCTCGGTGTACGTCGATTGTGCAGTGCTTAATACCGACTTCGATGTCTGTTTTCTCCCAGCCCAAGTCAAACAAAAAATACTTCAAATTATCCTGACTGTATAAATGCTTGAGTGCGTAATTCTCATGGGCATTTTTATGGTTAATCGAATTGTGGAAGCTTGAATAGTCTCGATTCCGGCTGTGCCCGTTTGCAATAAATTGTGTCATAATAAATCTACCAATTAAGTTGTATAGCTAAATCAGCTATACTTTATTATTCCATACCACCCTGCAATAATCAAGGGAAGCGTGCTATAATTGCGATAATTAATTATAGGTGATAGTTATGGGCGGAATTAATAGCGGTCGTGTTGGGGGCAATCCCGACATAATAAAGAATCGGTTCACAACGGATAACCCAAAACCGTATAAAGTAACTGTTGCTTTTGACAAGGAAACTTTTGAGTTTTTAAAAACCCTTGGGGCTGGACGCACTGACTTTATCCGAGCGTCTGTGAAGTTTTACCTTGATTCTCAAGTAAAGTGATTGGGTACACCATTGTACCCAACCGACCAAAAAGCGATCGCATTTAATAGATGCGATCGCTTTTTTGTTTTTTAGCGAGTAGCTGGGGCGCGCAGCGCCCCAGTACGAGCAGTGACATCTATGTTTTTAGAATGGTATCACCCCATATTCTTCTAAATTTTGCTTGAGATTTTTCACTGAGATATACTCAGTTTCTTTTGTTTCTGAGTTTTTGATTGTAATCAAAATTTCACCGTCAACTACAACAGCTTGTCCCAATTCATAAATGCAGCTATTCCAATAAATACACATGGCTTTGTCCTTTGGTTTGACTCCTTCATTTTATCATGCCCGTCCGCAATAAAACAAGTAAATAGCTTGTATTATTCCGTGCCCCCGTGGTAAAATAAAAGGAGTTAACCAAAGGAAAAAAATGGCGATCGCATTCACGGGACCCCGCAAACTACCGCACGATAAAATTTTATTTGTACTGGAAAAGTTAAAAATGATAGCCGAGGACGGCTGGTATGTAGGTGACGCTGCCGGCGTAGACGACTTGGTGCGTAGCTACGCGGAGAAGCACGAAAAAAGCTATGCAATTTTTTATGTGGAGGGTACAGCCCGGTGGCAGTACGCCCAACGGACGCGCACCATGATTGACAAGTTGAGCCAAACTAAGAACCCCAAGCTCTACGCTTTTCCCAATAAAAACTGCCCAGATGGCTGTAGCCCATACACCCTAAACGGCTGCGGCAGTGGGACTTGGCTTGCGATCGCATATGCGGTAAAGCTGGGGATAGATGTAGAGATTATTCCACTGGCGGAAATTGATACGCCAGCTTGGATATTCTCAAGCCAACTTAGTCTATTGTAAATAATTGTAACGCATGTCTGCATACACCGCAGACATGCATTTTATACCGCAGAGAACCTTTACCTCTTCTTTTTTTTTCTTTCTTCTTCTCTCTCTTGCTGCGCTTGCGCGGCAACATAGGCGAAGCCAGACCCCAAGAAAAGGCATACCACCGACAGGTGGTAAACTGCCTTTTGGGTCTGGCGGAGCCGTCCTGCGGCGCGGCTTCCGCGCGGCAGGGAACAGAAACCGCGAAGCGACAACACATATTTTTTGCCATGTACGGAGTGGTACATAGTGCGGGTTATATTGGTCATCACCAGCAAGGATATGTTTTTGCTGAGTGAGGGGGTTTCCCCCGAACACAGCTTGATTGATAGTTAACCGTTTTATTTTATTATTGATTAATTTGAGGGGGTTTGATGCTTCATCGTCAAGGTTTTGTGGATTCTGAACGTGGCTGGTCTTATGTATTGAGCTTGGAAACTTTTTTTGGGAAGCGCGATGAGTATTATTTTGGAATTCCTAATTCTCCAATTATTCCTAAGAATCTTCAGAAAAAAGCGATCGCATTATATGGAAGCGAGAATTTTAATGCGATTGCTTTTAGGAGATACGACTATACAGGTTTTTTTGCTCGTAGAGAATCATATCAGATTGCGGATAAAATGGTAATAGTAAATTTTTGTAATGAGGATATGTTTGGTTTTGGGACTTCTATGATATATGAAGGTGACAATTATAATATTAGGAATGGTGAAGTGATTGCCATTAATTCTTATATACTATATTCTGCTTCTTCTTCATTCCCTTTCTGGTTATTTTGCATTTACCAAATTGTATGAATTACTTACCCCGTGTGCTAAAATATGAGAATAATACACAGGTTTTAAGAGTTTTAAAATGGCTCAAAATAATCTTTATCCTTGGTCTATTTATTGCTTGGATGTTTTACCTAGCCGTTTTGTTCGCGCTTACAGAAAGCGGAATGACGCTATTGAATACGCTCGGATTCTCGCGATTCATACTGGTAATCACTATGAGGTTTGCTATGAATTGAATAAGGGAGCAAATTAATGGAATGGAAGAGATTTACTTCTAAAAATGGCGTGACTTCTGACTTGGAAACTTTGAAAAACACAAGTCATTTTTATTTATCACAAATTCCTGAAGGCTGTTTTTTTATGTACGCTAGTCACATATATTTAAAAACTGCTTGTTGTGACAGTGACAATTTTCCTTTGAGTTTTGCGATCGCATCTGGCGAGAAATTTGAATATGCTGGGAAAAATCCGGTAGTACTTCTTGTCACCGGAACTATTACGATTGGTTCTGAAATAGTACCCCTTGATAATTAAGCCCAATCCTGGAGCGCAAACTAATTTTTTACGCTCCAAGGCTGACATTGTAATTTATGGCGGTGCCCGTGGTGGTGGAAAATCATGGGCACTGCTTCTTGATGCTTTGCGGTATGTTGATAATCCAAAATTTACTAGCGTAATTTTTCGCAGAACTTTTCCCCAGGTTGATGCTCAAGGTGGTTTGTGGGATAAGTCTGTGGAACTGTATAGCTTGGTTGGTGCGAAGCCTAATAAATCAAGTTATCGTTGGAAATTTAATAGTGGTTGTAGCGTGAGTTTTGCTCACCTTAAAGATGAGCAGCACAAATTTAATTGGCAAGGTGCGGAAATTTGTTACCTTGGTTATGACGAACTGTGTCATTTTACAAAATCACAGTTCACTTTTCTTTTTGCTAGCAATCGTAGTACGTGCGGCGTAAAACCTTACATTCGAGCCACATGTAACCCTGATTCATCTTCTTGGGTGCGATCGCTTATTGCTCCTTGGATTGGTGACGATGGATACGCAATACAAGCGTTGTGCGGTAAGCTGAAATATTTTGTAATTGATGGTGATGATTTTCAGTTTGTAGAGCCTGAGTACCTTACTGAGGATGGTTTGCAAGCAAAATCATTAACTTACATATCAGCTGACGTTTGGGATAATCCAGCACTGCTTCAAGCCAACCCTGATTATTTAACCAGTCTGCGATCGCTTCCATTTTTGGAGCGTGAGAGATTTTTGGGGATACGTGGTCGCGGGGGAAACTGGAATATTAAAGCGGCTGCGGGAACGATATTTAATGCTACCTGGTTTAATTTTGTACCTTTAATTAGTTTTCAACCTGGTGATAAAGCGATCGCATTTTGGGATTTTGCAGCCACAACTAATACCGCGAGTGATTTTACCGCACGCTGTTTGATGATTAAACGTGGCGAAAAATTTTATGTAGTCGATATTAAACGTGTGAAATTACCACCAGCCGCAGTTAATAAATTGGTGCGATCGCAAGCTGAAATTGATGGTACGCATGTATCAATACGCTGGCAGAACGATCCGGGTGCTGCGGGTACGCGGGATAGTGCGGCGCTAATGCAACTATTACAAGGTTTTGATGCGCGTCCTGTAAATGAATTGCGTGACAAGGTTAGCCGTGCCTTACCTTTGAGCGGTGGGATTGAATGCGGGAATGTACTATTTTGTGCTGGGGTTTGGAACCAATTATTCATTAACGAGCTTGAAAATTTTCCTGATGGTCAGCATGACGACCAAGTAGATACAGCTTCAGGGGCATATAATTGTTTGAATGCGATCGCAAGTAATATTGGTAAATTTCGATACTAAAAAGCGCAAACCTCTTCCGCACGGAAACCGTGACGCGAGAGTTTGTAAGAATGGGTATAGAAATTTGCCTATATAAAGTGCCAAACTTATATTTTCTTAGGGGAAACTTATGCCGAGAGATGACAAGCCGATTATTCACGGGGTTACTGCTGATAATAAAATTCTTCCTATTCAAATTGATGAGGATGGTAAATTATTGATTGAAGGTGGTGGCGGTGGTGTCATTACTAAAGATGATGTAAAATCTGCGATTGAATCTGCTGAAAATCTTACAGATGTTACAAATAAATTAGATTATTTAACTAGTGTAAATACGTTTACACTTTTAAGCTCAACTGTTTTAACTAACTTTAATTCAGGTGATATTGTATTAACTTTAGATAAAACATTTACTACTAATTCATCATACTTAGTTAAATTTGAAATAGATGCCTTAAATATTCAAAACCCGAATTTTGAAATTATTCAATCTCCGCAAACTGGAGATGAGTTATATTCAGCAAAAGCGTATAGTTTTAGTAATGGAGGTTTTGTAGACAGTATTTTTGAAAGAGGTTATTACATTGTTTTTTCTTCACTACCTATCACAAAATTTTTTGCCGTAATTACAGATAGTTTTATTGGTTTGAACTTTATAAAAGTATATGAAATAACGGATAAAGTAGTAAAAGATATTATAGGTGTCGATAGTTACTTATTTTTGAGTGGAATTAGGGATGATGCAGCAAGAATAAATACTAAGTTTTTGAATGATTTTGGATCTGCCACTGATGCTGTGGCTAATACTGATACCGGCCAAAATAGCTTTATTAAATTATTTAAAAGGCTATTATCTATAAAATTACCCGATGCGATTAATGGGAAGATTCCAGTTGATGCATCTGTTTTACCTGTTTTTTCAACTGCTGCATCAGCCAATATAACTACTTTATTATTTGTTGAGGATATTTCTAGATTTGAGTTTGCCTCTTTAGAAATTGTAGGAACATTTAGCGCTTCTATATTTGTTCAGGCACGTGCTTTTAGTAGCGGTACAATTCACCCTATTTCTGTTGTTAAACATACAGGTGAAGTTGTTAGTTTAATTACTGAACCTGGTATTTATTACATCCCTAAAGGCTTTGACTTTGTTCGTATTGGACCTGCCATTTACAATAGCGGTACAATTTTAGGGCGACTTACTAAATATCCTTTTGGCTCTCCTCCAATTTCACTCCTTTCCAATGCGGGTTCTGATTTATTTTCTAATAATTCAATTGCAGTTACTTCTACTGCTGCAATTATTCGAGACAAGCAACCAACCCGAAGAAAGTTAATTATTTCAGCTTCAAAAAATAATACAACGACTTGCTATTTTTCTTTTGGTACTGCGACAGGTTTATCCGCAACTGCCTATGCATTTGCTTTAGAACCTGGGGATGTTTATATTGATAATGTCAATGTTTCCACGGCTGCGATCGCAGCTTTTTCATCTGCTGCTAGTGTTGTCTCTATTAATGATTGGGTTTGAAAAATATGAATATAATTAAAAGTTTTTTTGATTTATTTACGACTCGGAAGATAAATATTAATGCTTCTGATTCACCTAGAAATCTTGCGATTGCAATTGGAGAAGTAGCAACCGGACGCAGTTATGATTTAACAGTTAACCCTACTGGAAGTTTTCGAGCTTTAAATTTAGACCCTCAAATAAAAATATTGAGCGGCGCTCCTGTAATTTCTCAGCCTTTGTATGGAGCTAATTTAAAGTTAGAACTAAACGGTACAACTGGCACTTCTAAAACTGGTGGAGTAGCTGCGATAAATTGCTATTCGCTTATTACTGGTAGTGGGCATACTGTTGATAAAAATGTAGGTATGTCGGCTCTCGCTGATGTGGGTGGTAGTTTGATTGGAACAACCGTAACGAATAATACTGCCCTTGAAATAATAGGGGTTGCTTCTAAGGGAACGACTACAATCACTAATGCTTTTGGGGCTGTAGTTACTTGCCCAAATCATGGTACAACTCGTCGCGGCTTGCTGATTAATGCGGAGCAAGTTACCGGGCTTGCGGTTGGCGCGAATAATATTGCTTTTGAAAACTTAGGAACAAGTAGGTTTGCTGGTTCTTGTACATTTAATGGATTGGCAACTTTTAATAGCTCAATTGTTAGTACTAATTCAATTACTGCTAGTTTATTTAATTTATCAGCATTAAATTCTCCTCCTGCATCGGCTGCTGCTGCTGGTGTAACTGGTTCAATTCGTATTGATGCTAATTTTGTCTATGTATGTACAGCTACGAACACTTGGAAGCGTGCTGCTTTAACTACATGGTAAAAATGGGTCTAGAAATTTGCCTATATATTTTCTTAGGGGAAACCTTGAATGCCAAGATATGATTTACCAATAATTTATGGTTTGAACTCTCAAGGGAATGCCATTCCTATTCTTGTTGACAGCTTTGGACGACTTATTCCTGCACCACAAGATGGTACTTTAATTTGTACTAATCAATGTGGACTTGGTGGAAAAGCTTATCAGGGCTCATCTGTGCGGGTGTTTACATTATTTGCGATCGCATCCCTGAACATCAATTTAAATTTGCCAGTTAAGATTTTTCAGTGGGATAGATTACCTAATACCCAATTATCAGGTATGTCTTTATTTAAAGAGTTGTTAGTAAATCAATCTTTTGTATTTGAATTTACTGGAATTGCTCAATACATTTCTGTGTTTGCTATTAATCCAGCAAGCGGTAATTATGATGGTTGTTGTTTTACTGTGAGTGGTGATGCTGTTACGCTTATTGGGTTTAGTTGATTGGTTATTATGTATTCCGCTTGCTTTTATTTTTAGCAAGTATGATGTTTATAAATTTTTGTATCGTTTAGAATTGGGAGTATTCTTTTTCTGTTGGCGGCAATCTGTTTTAGCCGAGGCTGAGAAATTAGAATTTGCGATCGCACTTAAGGAACAAGCTGAGGGCGAACATTCTCACGCTTTTTTCTTTGCCCAAAAATCAGGACAGGAATTTACGCTAGGAACCGAGTATATGTTTTCTCGCGAACCTCGCAGTTTGAATTGGTCAATTATGAATGGAACTCAAGTTGATGGAATTTCCTACAGATTTTGGGCAGCGCGTGTATTTTTTGGTGGTCGGGATGCTGCTAGTTATGATTGGGAAGATAAGCTTTGTTACATGCTGATATTGGAAAGATTTCAAAGCGCTTTTTATTATCGATTGGTTGATTACTTTGATGGTGATGCTGCATATCATCTCTGCTCAATTGCAATTTCTGAGCAGTTACACGGTAATAATTTAGGTGCAATCGTACAACAATATTATCCGAATTCCCTTTTTATTTTATTGAAGTGGGAAGCTCGGAAATACTTTGCGATCGCAACTTTTGCAGTCGAGATTATTTTGAAGCGTCTGTTTCCTTTTCTGGGAGATATATAGTAATGTTTGATGCTGTTGTATCAACAACATCCTTTTCTTTTTCCCGCCAACTACACTGACATTTTAGGTAAAAATAAATCGCTGATGGTTCGCCCTCTCTAATCAAATCAAATAATTTTTCCGTGACGAATCGTTTTGCGATTGCTCTCCCTGTATTGTAAGCTTCACGGATTATGTCACTATCTCTTAAATTGCGGTTTAGCG